AGCTTACCACTCCCATCAGCAATAGGTATTTTGCTTGCCGTAGGTGTAGCGGTTGCGTTTGCAGGATTTTCACTTACCAAAGATGATGCATTTAATGAAGCATATCCACTGGCCGCACCCTTTTCAGATTCTTTCTGATATACATCATGTGGGTCAAGACCGTCTACATGCGCACTAATATTTATGTCTCTAGATGTTCCGCTACCGGAAACCGCAACAGGGGCAGTTGCCGTTATTGTACTCAAATAATTAGAACCGCCTGTAAGTTGTTGATTCAAATGTTTACTTGCATCATCCATGTGGTCGGAAATCTTCTTCATATTATAATTAGACACATGCTTAGTCTTAGAAGAATCAGTAGAAGAATCGTCAACCTCTTCAACATCAGATAATTCCTTGTGAGAAGTCACAGCAATGGCATTATCACGCAATGCCCTAAACCAACTTTCCACATCTTTCTTATCTGTAATATCTCTTGGAATATCTCTCATTAATATATGAATCCCCAAGCAGTGACATAAATACTTGACCCGCCAGATGTCGGTATTGCATTTGCTATTACTTTTAATCCTTTATTGGCTGTACCGCCTACGCCCATAAGCATGGGAGATGTATTTGTAAAATTCAAACATGATGTACTTGCCGAAGTGCCTCCATCAAGTCCATTTATATTGCTCCCTATTGTTGTGTAATTATTTTCCCCCAATCCAGCTTCTTTTATTCTCACGAAAACAACATCTGCATTGTCTTTTATTGCAACATTACCAAAACTTCCACCAGTCCATGCCGCACCAGGATTAAACACAAGGAAACCTGTCAAGTAAAGAATCCTGTCGTCGGTAACATCAGTGTCGGGTATTATTTCAACAGATGTATCTGCTGCGGCTTTAGTAAGCTGAACAGTTTCGTGAAAAAATCTCTTTGTATGTTTACCTGTATCATTATCATGCTCTACTTTAAAAGTAGTTTGCAGACAAGAGATACTTTCTCTTATAGCATTATTAAGATGTTTTAATTTTGTCGAACCTTCTGCGACATTATCAACATCTAAATCTGCAATTTTTTCACCATCAAATGCTGGATCAGCCATATTTACTCCCTATCTATCTAAAATGTCAGCATCTTCTTCAATATTGACTATGATAAAATCTGATTCATCAGAATATTCAATCCTGTATTGTCTATTCCTGTATTGCCCTAAAGCATGTAATGTTTTTACCATTTCGGTATCACCTACGTTGCCCAAATCAATATCCCTACCATTTGACCAATCTGGCTTATTGTCGTCTCTCCAACTAATATGACATCTTGGATTCTGAGACAATGCTGTATCTGAACCACGCTTTAAAGTTATCATCAACCTATTGCTTTGCTTATACTGATTTGTTCCATGTGAAACATGCCCCGAAGTCCATTGTAGCCGTATAGGATTGTCACCGTCTTTATAGTAATCGTTCCTGATTTCGTATATAGTGCCATTGTTTATGTCACCAACTAGATGCTTACCCCATTGCGGAATGTATGTATAGCAATTACCTCTCCATCTCGAATAATCAGCCCTAGCCGTATCCCACGAAGCCCATTCACCCTGAAATCTGTTTAGTCTTGAATCGAAAACATAAGTTTTGCCATCCGTTGGAAAAGAGAATACATAAAGCATATTTCCATCCACGGCGATATTGTCCGCGATAGTGTCTTCGATATTCTTTATTCTATGCAATTCCTTATCCCAAGACACGCTCATAACCTGGGGATTTCTACCAGAAAGGAATATAAGTTTGCGTTCATGGTCTAAAAACATAAATCCACCGTTCATGGGTACAAGAGAATCGGCTGCACCCAAGCCCCGGTCAATGTCGAGTCCGCCTATTTTACTAAAAGGTGACACACCATCGTTTTGCCAGAATTCTATTGTTTTGCTACCGAAGGCAGTTATTTCTCCTCTTTCCGTGGCAAAATTTACAATGTTATCACTTTTAGATTCAGCCCTAAAGAAATTAAGCGCCGACACATTCAAGGGTTCGCTTACTTCAGAATAAGTAAGAAAATCGTCACCTTTGTTATTCATAAGCATGTATGTGTCTATCATGCCCAAATTGGTCACGCTTGTAGGGGCGTGTTCGTCAGGCATATAAATAGTTGAATCCGTATAATCATAATCCACATCCAGATTGCCTAAATTACCATCTGTACTTCTTTCTGCAAGATCGGGATGGTCAATATTTTGCTGTAAATATTGCAAGAAGGTAGCATAAGCCACAACCTTACCACCATTTGCCATATACACAAAATCATAGTCCTCCGCAAACTTTACCCTTCCAGAAGATTGAAGTTTGTCGCCTGTTATATTTTTTATTGTACCGTACTTGTCTATCGTATATATCTTTTCACCAGAAGCGGCAATGAGTAAATTCTCTTTTTCCCAATTATAAACACCAAGTATAGTTCCCATATCAAGCGATACGAAGTTCTTCAATCCCCAACGTCTATGGAGCGCCCCAAATCTTGAAATAAACCCATTGATAAGGTCGCAACCAGCCCCATCAACAAGGACGACTCCATCTTCATCTTTGTTTGGCTCTGAATTTAATGGAATCTTTACATTTGGCATTACATTCCCTTTGTTATGCTATTAGCAAACCAACCTGTAGCACTGCCTTGATTAAAATAGTCATACACATACAAATCTCTCTTTGCTACCGCGGTACTTACTGCCGATGTGCCATAGATATTGTTTGCCCAAGTTACCGTATGCGTTGCACCTGATGCACCTTGTACAAATAACAATTTTACCTGTACATTATTACTAGACTGGCCGCTATCCGGTGTATGATTACTAAACTCAATATATTGAGATGTGGATGTCGCAGCAGTGTAATAAAAAACATTACCATTGGCAAGATTGCAAGTAATTGAACCGCCGCTGGCCGTAACAGTCACAGGCATATTGTATTTGTTTCCATAAGCATTTATACCACTCAACACAGCAGATGTGCTTCCATTTTGGAATTGAAGCAAATCCGCTGTTTGTGAATTATTCGTTTGCACTCGGATAGTTTCGCCTGTGGTATCTATATTGTTTTTGAAAAGGAAACCCCCGAAATATCTTTGTGAGACGTCGGCATAAATTCCATCATACGGATCAATAAATAAATACTTACCCTGAGATGGGTCAAGATGCTTAAATAATTTCCCTCTTGCATTTGTTTCGGTATCTCCCGACACGAAAGTATTACCAAAAGCAGTTATTTGAGAAGAAGTCGTACCGCAAAGTATAGGATTTCGTGTCGTTACTGCCCCTGTAAACGTATCCCAAGAATTAGAGCCTATGTCAAATCTATTATCTACAATAGTCATACCAGTGCTACTACCGAAATAAATACCTAATTTCGTGAAATTATTAAATTCATTGTTCTGGATAGTGGCCGAATATCCCTGCCCTGTTGGGTCGTAATATTCATATACATTCGTACTTCCTTTCATTTTGCAATTCCTAACAATGAGCTTTATGACTCTGCCAGTTCCAGATACATCATTGTGTAAAATATTGTAATAAATTCCAACAAATACACAATTATCAATTATTGGATTTTCTATATCACCATTACCGCCAGAGGCATTAAATCGTATACCATATTGGCCAGCACTGCCCCCCGCGGTATTCTCAATCCAAAGCCTTTCTATTAACACATTATCAGCATTGCCTTCGATGTCAATTTCGCTACCACCTGCAACGGAAGACTGTATTTGAAAATCACTTAAATGAACCGATACAGTGCCAGATATTTTCATTACAGTAGCAGCATCCCCGTTAGTGAATATGGTTTCTTTTGTACTTTCGTTATCCTTACTGATTACACCCCTAATACTCACGCTTTTATTAATCGTAAAGGCATCCAAAGGAAATGAACCCGAAGGGACAACAACATCTTGCACGCCAGCATTTATTGCAGCCGTTAAATATGTAAGATTGTTTGCTTCCGATGCCGTTGTGGCAAACCCCCACCATTGCGGATGTACTTCTTTAACATAAAGAGGATTAAGAGTAATATCAGTAGTCGTAAATCCATCAAATATCAATCCATCATGCGTATCTAAATTACCATTAATTGTTAATGTTGCCCCTGACTTTGTGAATTTACCAGCCCTAGAAACTTCCACAGTAATATTTGACGGAATTGTAGTATTTGTTCCCACAGATACATTTGACCTTATTTCTAGTATTGCATTATTAGAAGCTATCGCAGTCACAGCAGCCCCTAAATCATTGTAATCAGATACATCATATCGGCTGCCGTCTCTATTACCGATGTAGATATTGTCCACAGTAAACAAGGTCACATCTGCTGAATTTTTAACCGTAAATTTATACCAACCATCACCATAACAAAGCTTTTTACCATACGTATCAAGCTTTATTGGTGTACCAGAAGCAACAGAACCATTTGCAAGCACAGTTGTCTTATTCTTGTCACTCCATACATTCTTACCAGTAGTTAATCCAGCCGAATAAACTTCTATCTTACCACCAGAGAGAGGATTACCCTTTGTATCATTTAATCCATTCAAAATAAAATCGATCTGTGTGGCTGTGTTGGCTGGATAAGCACTGCCTATGCAAAATATTATACCTGAGAATACAAGCGAGATTATTATTGATATTTTAAGAGATTTCATATTAATTCCTCATTGCTGGTACAAAGCAAGTAGTTTCGTTTGTCTCTCTACTATCACCAAGAGCGTAAAAGAAAGCTTCTTCTGCATCCCTTCTCAATAATTCCCTGTCTGAAAGTTTACGTCCATATTTATAACTCATTGAATAAGCTAATTGTAATGTTACGGCATTGACAAATTTTACATCAAAATCTATGGCAGTTTTTGTAGTGTCGAAATCCCTTATGCGTCTTTCTTCAAGATAATGCAAAACAAGAGTTGTATCGTCTGGCTGAGGCCACAAATAAACATGCGGAATAGGTTTTTTTACAAATACCAACATTGTAGGTGTTCCAGTTGTGGTTTTATCAGCCATGTCGAAATATTCATCAATAACTACAATGTCTAAAGTGGTATCAGTGCTTCCGTCTCTGATAAATGCTTTCTTTATATTTGTCACTGAAGCAGACAAATCGAAATCTCCTATCGCGGTATATGACGATCCGCTTACCCATGTCGTACCACCACTACCAGTTTTCTTCCATACAGATGTATAGTTAGCTCCGGTTATTGGTTTGTTTGTACTGGATGCTGTATGCCCTTGAATGCAAGTATATGTTTCTGCGTCCGTACCTAATTTTTTACTTGAAGCCGTAAATGTCTTCTGACTCCATTGCTGTAGCCATACCATCATGCCTCTTGTTTGCAATGCCTTCATTACGGCATTTAATCTCACGTTTGCAAATTCCACTTGGTTTGAGGTAGGCTCTTCGCTTTCCCCGACAACTGCCAATATTTGTAAAGCATCCTTAATTATATCGTATCTTTTAACTGTCCAATCGCTGGTAGTATCTGCCGTAGAATAAAGCGCAAAGGTTTCGGCTGCTGTTAAAGGCGTGGCATCAGATGTTTTGAAGAATACATGACCCTCAAAATCATCGTCTATTTCTGAAGGTGTTACATAATAAACGGATTCGACACCTGCAACCACTACAACCTCTGTTACTCCCGTGGTTGTCCAGTCGGTATCAATTGTGCCGTCTTTTTCTATTACTTTATAAGATACAGTTTTGCCCGAACCAAAACCATGAGCAAAAACAGGTGTGCGTATATTGAATCGTTCTGAAGAAGTCCAGGGTGCCGCATCGTTTGTTTTCCAAATTACCGCAAATTGTGTCCCTGTTGCGAAATCTGATAAATCTATTTGATATGTTGATTCCCCAGCAGTCGAATCAATAACTCTCTCGGTTACATCGGTGGATGTGAAATCAAGGATAGTATTACCATCCTTATCGAGAAGCATATAGCTGACAGTTTTACCACTACCAAAACCATGAACACTAATCAGCATTTACTAATCTCTCCTGAATGGTTTTTCTCGTATTCTTTTCTTTATATGTTTCTGTGGGTCATACTCATCTAAACAATCATCACATACAATAGCATTTGTATCTGCTTCTTTTTGTAATTCATTTCTTAAAAAATCAAACCCGCATCTGTCGCATTCTCTTTTATAAGTCCCTCCCTGATACCTACTTTTTGGATATTGTCGCATTATTTCAAAATCTTTTTATAAGAACCAATATCTTTTACAGTTGTCGAACCAGCCGTATTAGTTTTCCATCCTGTTCTTATCCTATCGGCAGTATGTGTTCCTTCATAAAAATATACCGTACTTGTTGCGGTAAATTCATTAGTAACCACAGTATACCAAGTAGTATTTGAACCTATGCCTATTTCTATGGTAGCCGAAACAGTTCCTCCGGGATACGTAACAAGACTAAGCATTTCTGAAACAGAAGTCATTCCTTTGATATTTACGCTTCCAGCAGTTGAAGATGTTCCACTGGCATCATTATAAATGTAAGTTCCCGTACCAACAACTTTAGTAATATCTGTGGAATTATGTCTAGTCACCTCCTTTATTAATATTTGTCCATAGGATGAAAAATCAGATGAAATTGTATTTTCAACAGTAGTTGTTCCAGTTATGCCATTTTCAGTAAAAGCATAAACAGCACTTGGAATAAATACTATTAATGCAATACAACATAATTTACTGAGAACTTTCATAACTTTCCCCTAATAATGGGGAGGGGTCTATTTTACCCCTCCCCGTTTAGATCAAACTAATCCAAAGATACTGGTGATAATACTGCTGATTTGTCTACTGCGCTGACACTGTAATTCTGATAGGAAAACATCGAGCCAGGATCAACCGCACCTGTACTTGAACCAACATTGGAATGATATACATTGCCTGATAAAATTCCAGTACATGCACTGTTTAAATCCAATGCAATTACAGCACTTTTCTGATTCCTTAAAAAGTTATCTTTGATTAATAAATTAGTAGCAACCGCCCCACTTGGATTGCTTATTGTTGCACTGCCATAATTACCGTCAATCCAGCAATCACTCACCACTAGCTGCGCTGCTGTATCGGAAATATTAATGGCAGCTTGTGGGCTTGCTGTATTTGCAACAACTTTTAATTTATTTATTACAGTAGCAGCAGAAGTACCTACGTCTATTGCCATATTACACTGCCCGCTCGAATCAGATTGTAATATTTCACAATCCTCTAAGGTAGTATAATTTGCATCAATGTCTATACCTGTCGAAACACTACCTGCGCCTGTCATATCAAAGTACAGATTCTTAAATGTATTGTTGTTCCCTATGACCTGGATTTTGGTAGAGTTTGTTCCCCAAGTAAATGTGGGTCTATTAGAACCTACCCCCAATCCTACAATAGCAACTCCACCTGTGCTCATGGTGATAGACGTATTGCCCATATCTTCGGTATGACCAGGCTTTACCATGATAATATCACCATTATTGGCAGTCACTTTATTACTTAATACATAAGTAATCGTAGCGAATGGTCTTTCTGGCGTATCTCCTTTATTGCTATTGCTTGCATTTGCAGTTCCAGAACCAACCCAATACACATTTCCAGAATATGTATTGAGTATTGACATACCTCTAATGCTTATGCCATTCGGAAACCCTTTGGGATAAACTGATAATTCAGCAAATGCAGGTGTGGCAATACAACCCATCAGCATGATAGAGGCAATTAGCTTCTTAAACATTTTTTATCCTCCTTATGCTCCTGCATTACCGTAAACAGCCCGTGGGTCGTCCCATGTAGGCACTCCTCTTGCTACAACTTTGAACTTTGCATTCTCAGAATCAAAGTCATTGTCCCTGGTAAACTTTGGTCTCTTATTAATATGGAATATTAATCCATTTGGCACATCAGTAATAATGAACCAAGCATCAGGGTCGGTCAAAAAATGATTTATGAAATATGGTACTCTGCCTTTTGCCGGATTCACTGCATTGTTTGCAGTATCCGGGTCAAGGGTAGAATACAGCAATGTAGTAGCAGCCCAGTCATT